CCCATTGGAAAACGGCTAACGATGAAATGACAGCAAAAGAATTCTTGGCCGAAGTCGGACCTTTACCGCATAAACGTCAGCCAACCGAAACTGAAATTGACGCTGCGCTTGAACTTTGGTCAAGTCTGCTCGACGCGCTCGAATTCCAAGCTGGGATTTGGTATGAAAGGGATCGTTACGGGATCTGGACCGAGATATCCTCCTTCAGCCGAGTGTGTCAGATTCTTTCAGATTTGGCTATTCACGATACGGAATCAATTATTCAAGGGTTTCGCGATCGTGATGAAAATGCAGACAGACGCGAGTTTTACGAAGAGCCGAGGTTGAATTTATGACCGACGAAGAATTCATGCGCCACGCCGAGGAAGCCAAACGGCTGATCGAACATCCCGAGCCGCCGGACGACCCGGACGAAAACAACGAGTTCCAAGAATGGATCTATTTCGAAAACGGCCGGCAGGTAACCGTGAGGCGCCGCAATCCGCGGGCCAGGAAAATTACGCCTGCATCGAAACCAAATTACGGAAAAATTACGCCTGCATCGAAATCAAAAGTTCAGAAGGCGACAATCAGCAGAAAGGTCACAACCGCAAGCAAAACGAAAATCCAGTAGACCGCTTGCGCTTCAGGCGACGAGTCGCCGGACGTATCACGTTGATTAGGATAGAGGAATAACCTTGAGCGCCATCCGCGCTCGAACGTTAGGGACTCTTTTGCTTCCTTGCTTAGTTGTTCGATGGTCTTCATGGGAATGCCCGTAGAACCCCCTACGTTGCCCTGTACCGCGTTTTTATTATGCTGGAGTATCAGGATAGCGGCCATTGGCGTCTGCGGTCGTTTATGGGTATAGGGATAGTAATACGTAGAAGAACGAGAGCAGGCTGATCGTGACCATAATTGCTTTGGCTGTATCGTCCTTGTTTGGTGGGCCTAGCATCCAACTGTATTGGTTCATACTTCCTCCTTGAACGCTGCGTCTTTTGTCGGATAAGTTTTGCCGTTGCTTGCCATGTATCCGATTGGCAATTCTATGTCGCCAGGGCACACGCAGTCGTCGTAAACGCCGCACACTGGGCAGCAATCTGCCGGATCTGGTGCTGAGTCTTCGGGCCGGCGTTCGATCCAGCTATCAGGAACCTCTCTCATTGTAGTGCCTCCGCGGCTAAGGTTTTGACTGCGTTGTTGAGCTTCTCAAGGATGATCAGGATCTTCTCAGTTGCTTGGTGTTCTTTGTTCATACCCCTACGATCAGGTCAACTTGCAAGCAAGTCAACTGCGAACACTGAAAATATTCGAAAATAAATGTTCAGCCTGGATTGCACTCTTTTTAGCTAGGGAACTCGTTAGGTTACGAGGCTAAACTTGGTGGCATGACTTCTGCTTGCTTGCAAGCATCAGCTTTTCGCTGCTCCTCCGCGAAGACTTCGATCAAGGTCTTACCCTTCCGTTTCTCCGCGCTCGCCTTCCCTCCGCTTCGCGCGATCTCGCGCCTCCGCTCCGGGCTCAAGGCTCGAGCTCTGGCTTTCCCACCTAATCGCGCAAACTGTTTGTGATTCATCTTGCCTGCAAGCTAAGCACGTAACCTTTGCGTTGACAAGCTTGCAAGTCCGGCTTTACCCTCATAGTCATGCCTGCAGGCGTGTCCAACGGTAACGGGATCAAGGAACCGCGCCGCACACAAGCCGTCGAACTGATCGCTCGCGGCCAGTCGATACGGCAAATCCAGGCCGCTCTCAATATCTCTCCCTCTACTATCATCGCACTCAAATCCGCTGAATTCGAACGAGTCGAATCGCGTAAATCTATCCTCTGCGCTCAAGCCGCCCAGATCGCCACAGCTGCCGCTGATCAACTCCAAGATGCCCTAGAACAACGCAAACTCGCTGTTGGCTCGCTGCCCACTGTCTTTGGTATAGCTGTCGATAAGGTCGCTGTGCTCTCCCCTGATCCTACCGCCGGCCTACAACAACATCTCCACCTCCACCTCTCCCAGAATAATGTAACCGATAACTTTAACTCGCTCCTCCAACGCCTCGAGGATAAGGCTCGACTTCTCCCGCCTATAACTCACCCAGATTGCCCTGAAGTCATTGTGGATGCGTCTGATCCTTGTGTCGATGCAAGCGCGGCAAATGAAAACTCGCAACCATCCGTGCGCGAAAAGGAAAGACTCGTTAGGCCAAAGAAACGTGGAGCTAAGGCAAGGAAGGCCAAATGAGCTCGGGAATGTCAATACGACGTCAATACATAGTCGCTACGCTAGGTAAAACAACGGATTTAGAATCCGCAGTGCTCGTTAGGCGAGCAGGGCGGGGGAGGGGGTCGGCGCCCGGTCGCGCGCGACTTTCCATCGATGGTTCCATGCCTCATAAAATTTTGTTATGAAAAGGCGTGCGTGGAGTAAGGAGCGTAGGGCGGCAGCTAGAGCTAAGTGGACACCTGAGAAGAGGGCAGCAATGCGGGAGTTAGCGAAGGCCAGGTGGGCAGTAACAAAGGAGTTAGAAGCAGAAGACGTGTATGTAGGTAAACGGGCGTCATTATCGGATGTTATATATGAGGCAGACAAAAAGGCAATGGCTAAGGAGGAAGCCGGGGCGCCTAACGAGGAGGAAGAAGGGTTACGTTTAAGCGGAGTTAGGCGAATGCTGGTTCGCAAGGTCTGCGTTAACCCGCGGTTAGTGGAAGGTGTGTTGGTTGGGGACGAGGACGGGGAACTAGAATCGGTGGACGTAGGTCGGAACGGGACTTTAGCGATTGGGGACGAATTATTGGTTAGGCGCCACCCGGAAGTATTACAGTTATGGGAATTTGTCGGGATGGCGGATCAAGGGTTGGCGGTAGACATGCTGGGATTACCGCGGGACCGGAGGCGGGTGCGATGAGGACATTACGCGAGCGATTCGAGGCGAAATGGACGCCGGAGCCGTATTCGGGGTGCTGGTTATGGACGGGATGCGTACAGGCGCAGGGATACGGGCGATTCTGGAAAAATAAACACGTGCGCGCGCATCGGGTCGCATGGGAATTACATCACGGAGCAGTTCCAAGTGGTATGCACGTGCTTCACAGTTGTGACACAGCTTCTTGCGTTAATCCTGGACATCTATTTTTAGGAACAGATTCCGATAACCGGCGCGACTGCGTTAAGAAAGTTCGTCATGCATTTGGAGCTCGCAGTGCTGGGGTGAAACTAACCGAAAGTCAAATTAGAGAGATTCGTATTGATCAGAGGTCACTGAGAAAAATCGCAAAGGATTATGGTGTATCCTACAGAGCGATTGGATATATCAAGAATCGGATAACCTGGAAGCATGTTTGCTGAGCACATAACCGGCAAAGAGCCGCATCCCGTTTTGGCGATGCCGAGTCAAAAGATCTTGGAGCGGGTAAGCTTGGAAGACCAGGAAGTGATGTGGGCTAGTCGACGCGAGGCGATGCTACGAATGGAAGCGAGTCCTCTCTCGTCTGGGTACGAACCTGTTTCGTGGGCGAGGGCGGACAAAGCGTTAGCGGAATTCAGGCGTGAGCATCCGGTGGGGGTATTGATTTTCCTGGTATTAGGCGGACATCGCGCAGGAAAAACTGAGTGGAGAAGCAAGCGGACGGTGCAGGGGTTATTCGGTAACGCTGATTACAAGGTTTGGGCGTGCCAAGCGACGCAGGAAGCTTCTCGCGAGGCGCAACAGGTACCGATCTACAAATACTTGCCGCCGGAGTACAAGGCGGAGAGCGGGAAACTCAGGAAAGGTCGGAAACTCAAAGTCAACTATACGCCTTGGGGCGGGTTTACCGAGGACGTCTTCGCGGTGGAGAACCGGTTTGGGGGAACCAGCGAATGCCGGTTCAAATTTTATTCCATGGACCCGCGGAGTCTGGAAGGGGCGGAGATCAACGAGGTCTGGTGCGACGAGGAAGCGAGTCTGGAATGGTTGGAAGCATGTCTGTTCAGGCTAGTATCACGCAACGGGATCTTGTTTATCACCTTTACGCCCCGGTGGGGTTACACGCAAACGGTCAAAGCGTTGTTGAGCGGAGCGGTGACGCTAGAAGAAGGTCAGACAGATGTCGAACTTCTGGCGGTGAGAGATGCAAACGGGCGCGTAATATCTTCTCGAACAGTTCCTCTTGTTCAAGAGAATTTAGCGGTAGCGATCCCGGGACACACTGCCAAAGGGCGAATCGTCTACTTTCATTCGTGCGAGAATCCGTTTCCACTTGGCAACTGGGCTAATATGAAGGAAACGCTGCGCGGCGCAAGCGAAGACAAGATTTTAACGACCGCGTACGGAGTGCCGACCAAATCGATGATGTCACTGTTCCCGATGTTTAAAGACTCGGTCCACGTGGTCAGCGTCAACCGGTTTAGGGAGATCGAGAAAGGGGGCGGGATCTGGTATCATTTTCTTGATCCGTGCAGTGGTCGAAACTGGTTTCAGATCTGGATTTTCTTGGACGGCTTAAACCGTGCCTTTGTAGCCGGGGAAAGCCCGAGTTTCGGGCACCAGAGCGCCTATATCCCCGGGGTCGGGGACCCTGGGCCGTGGGCTGTAGCCAGCGGGAAAGCGGACGGGGATATGGGGGACGGGCAAAAAGAATGGGGTTGGGGATTTAGCCGGTACTTAGAAGAGATCGACCGGATGGAACGACTTTTGGGCGGCGGTGAAAGCGAAAATCGGCCTGCGACTTATCGTGAACCACTCAGTCGCACCGACGGTACGCTAGGTTCACGTAATGTAACCGCCGCTCAAAAAATTACTGTTGCAGCGCGCTGGATCGATGCGCGGTACGGGAACGCGCGGAAAACCAGCGAGGAACGCAGCGTCACCACGATCGAGGAATTGAGCGAGCTGGGGATGGAATTTTTCGCAGCACCGAGCGAGAAGTACATAGACGGCGGGCGCGAAGGTGGAACTGGCAGTATCAGGATGATCAATGACCGGCTCTTTTACGATGTGCAGCGGCCGGTCGATCTAACCAACACCCCGAAACTGTTCGTAGTAGAAACCTGTCCTAACACGATCTGGGCACTGAAAGAATGGACGGGCCGCGACGGCGGGGAAGGGGCCTGCAAAGATCCAGTGGATTGTTTGCGGATGTATGTTTTAAGCGGGGTCGGGTTCGTGGACGAAGCGATGTTGACCCCGCGCAAACCGTGGAGCGCGCAGTTTGTGCGATGAATCTGCGATGAGTCTGCCATGAACCCGATCTGTGTTATTTGCGATGAGCCGATCCCTAAAGATGACGGAAAATACAGGAAGTCACATCTACTGCCGATGCATGAAATCTGCCGCGACATACATTTGGTCGGGGTCCGCGAGCTTTATTACGCGGAAGTTAGAATGAGGCAGGAAAAACTGGAGAAGAAGCGGAAGGAGAAACCGTGAGCGCAAAGGTGGTGAAACTCGAAATGCCGCCGGAATTTGATCGGATTCGCTATCAAGTAATGGAACTGTTCGATGAAGCGTGGACAGAATGGCTAAAAGAACGGGATGATAAATTTAACCTGCACATTTATCACGGCGATTGCGACGAAACGTGTGTGCAATTCAACAGTTTTGGGGACGACTTCATATTCTGCGTATCGCTTGAGGACGTGATCAAGAGCGCGATCGAGCTGAATGACGGAAAGGAAGATCTGCTGGCAATGGCGATCGATCTACGCAAAGCCGCCGACACGCTGATTGAGGCTGCTAAATGAAAGTTGACGACTACCGGATCGAAGAAGTCTGGGACGTTTTAAGCCCGCAAGAAAAAGCGGTTATTCAAGGTCACTATTTCGAAGAAAAACCCTTTAAACAGCTAGCGAAAGAACTGGGAGTTAGCAGGTCTTACCCGTCGAAACTTGCAAAGCAAGCTTTACTGCGGATGCGCTTGCGGTTTGAAAAGATCGACAAACTCGATTGGACACCAGAAATAATAGACACCCGCCCCAGCAGAAACGGTACAGCGCCCAAACCCAAGCCAAGACCCGCGCCTAAACCTAAGCCCGAACCGAAGGGCCCTACGAAACACCATAAAGCCTGGGTAAAATCAGCGATGGCAGCGATGAAAGCGTTTTTGCGTGGCGAAAAAATACAGATGTGCGGCAACATAACGACAGGCGGCCGCTGGCAAGACGTTGATCTCGGCGAATTAATAGACAGGGAAACCGCCATTGATTGGCGACCCAAACCAAAACGATGAGGAGGTAAAGAAAATGCCAACGATTTACCCAAACGTTAGCGGTCACTACCCCAAAGGTTATCCCCGCGGGATGGGGGCCGGCGGCGCCGGGAGCACCTACGACGCGTCAACTTTAGAGAAAGCGACCGACAAACCTGACCTGGAAGTCTTTAAAACCGCGTTTTACGACGCGCAGAATTCGCAGTTAGCGAACGATTACTTTACGCGGAACCTTTGCGCTAGGGACTGGTGGTACAGTCGCTGGGCTTACCAGACCGTCGATGGACGGAAGTGGGGCCATCCAGGGGCCGGGATAACTCCTTGGCCGTGGCCTGGCGCGAGCGATACCAGGGTGCGGACCGTTGAAAAGGTAATAGGGCAACACCGCACCTTGGCAACGTTTGCGTTGCGGAACATGAAGGTCCAAGCCAAATCCACCCGGCCGGCGGTTAGCATTCGCGAGTCGCAGCAGGCGACGACCCTCCTTAACTGGATGCTGTTTACCCACATGCAAAGTGAACTGCATCGGGAGCTCCGGCTCGCCATTTCCTGGCGAAATGGGTTCGGCGCGAGCCTGCTCAAGGTGGATTGGAAACAGACTCGGCGCCTGGATTACATCGACCTAAACGTGATGGGCCTACAGGAATTCATCAACGAACCGACCGTGGCCCAGTTTCTGGGGCAAAACAATCAGATCCCGATCGGGGAAAACTTGGACATCACCGATTTACAGGAAATGATTCTTGACCCCGCTTACCAGGAAGACTTGGCAACGCTCTTACGGACGGTATCGCATGATTATCTTTCCATGCGCCAGGCGCGAGCTGCGCTGGACGACTTACGGGAACTGCGAACGGTGCAGATCCCGATTCCCTACGTGTTCGAGAGTCGTCCCCGGATCACGGCCAAGCGGCCATTTGCCGATGTCTTTTTCCCGGTTTACTCGGACGACTTGCAGCGGGTGACCTGGACCGACGACATCGAATACGTTAGCGAAACCGAGTTACGCGACCGGATTGAAACTGCCGGTTACGACAAGGATTTCGTGGAGGAAGCGATCGACAAACGCGGGCCGAGCTCCGCAGCCGACTGGCGGATGACCAATACTATTGATAGAACCAATAATTCTGGGACCAGCCCCGGCAACATGGAGAACGACATTGAGCTCCACCATTTCTATACACTGGTTCAGGATCGCGGGGTTCCAGTCCGGTTCTGCACCGTGTTCCACATGGACGTGGATTTCGCGGCAAAACATGAGCCGGACGCTTACGATCACGGCGAATCCTATTTTCACCCGATGCGCTTCGAGATCGAAGATCGACCAATACTATCTAGTCGCGGGATTGCCGAGATCGCCTACACCTGGGAGCAAGAACTTAAAGCGCAATACGACGCGCAAAGCGATCGGACGGCGTTAAGCCTTCGACCGCCGCTCATCACTACTTACGATCAGGTGCAGAAAATGAAGGAAAACATGGAGCCGGGCGTCGTTTTCCCGATGCGAAAATTTGACGAGGCAAAATTCATGCAGATGCCGCCCTGGGATCAAGTATCGCTTCTGGTCTGCCAAGAAGTCGAAAAACGGGTATCGGAACACTTCGCAATCTCAGGGATCGAAGACGTGAACCTGATGAAACTGCGGCAGGAAGAATTTACCGGCGACATTTTGCTGGAACTGAAAGTGCCGATTCAACAGGTCATGAAACTGTGCAAACAATATTTGCCCGACGCTGACGTGGCGATGGTGGTGGGCCCGCTGTCACGTCCCTTCCACGTAGAACGCAAAGAGATCCAGGGCGAATTCGAAATCTCGGCAACTGTCGACATCCGAAACATCGACGCCGATTGGTTAAAGGAAAAACTGAGTTACTTCTCGCAACTGGCGCAACTGGATCCGATGGGACTCCTGGACAAAGCGGCGTTACTCAAAGCCGGTGCCGAAGCGATCGATTATTCGTTTGCCGATATGGCCATTCAGAATCCACAGGTCGCCACCCAGGCCGAGGTGCAGGACGAACAGCGCGCGGTCGACATCAT